CGTGGGTTTACTTTGATGGGTGAGGGGCATCTGGGGCGGGGTATCGAGCAGGTGCTGCCTTCGGCGTTTGGTAACCTGTTCAAAGCGTATCGCTTCGCTACTGAAGGGGCAAACACGCTGCGGGGTGATCCAATTACCAGCGAAGTAAACGCTTGGAATGTAGGCGCGGAAGCTTTTGGTTTCCTCCCTGCGGATTATGCACGGCAACTTGAGATCACCAACCACCTCAAGGGTATCGACAAGTACGTATCAACAAAAGAAACCAAGCTACTACGTCAGTACTACACGGCTAGGCGGTTTAGGGACTTTGACGGGCAGCAAGATGCTAGGGAAGACTTGCAAGACCTGTTCCGCAAACATCCGGGGCTAGGTAACCTCAATGAAGTTATTGATCGCTCCATGACCTCCCACCAGAAAACTACGTCAAGGATGATCCACGGGGCAACGTACAACGCCAAGTTGGAGAGCGAGTTGCGCAGACGCGGGGCAGCGATGGAGTAAAAAACTCCCGGCATTGCGCCGGGAGTAAGCTCATGGAGAGAGCATGGCAGAAGACCACGCCGCATAGTATCACTGCGCTGCAGACTCGTCGTCCATGAACTCCGTACAATCTATCCGCAGCACTAGCGCCGAGGGTAAGTTCATCCGGGTGCCGCGACCCATACGCTTAGGCTCCATATTTGCCCTAGTCCTGCCCTTTTTAAGTTCTGCTATAAGGGAAGTGACGTTGATATGGCACTTACTGCACCACTCTTTAAATGGCTTTGGCATTATATATAGCTGCTTGATATCGTATTCGTAGCGTGCTACTAAAGATATTCGTGGGGTGCCGTCAGGAATGATTAGCATCTCGGTATCTTGAGTGCGATGTCTACCATCGTCTGTACTTTTTATACGCAAGATGTTGTTGTAGTTTTCTGCAAGGAAGTTATTAAGCACAGCTTCCGGTGCAATATCGAGCGAGTCCACTGCAGCCTTCGTAGTTTTCATAGTGGGTATCAACCACCGGACAAGCGGGGCGATCTCCCAGTTGATCAGCCCTATGCGTTTAGCCACGATCAGTCCCGTTATACAGGTGGAAGCTGTGGCAGAAGGGAACCGGTCAGGAGCGTGAAATCCTATAGCTTTATCCAACCTTATTTGCGTAGTCTCCCAGAGCTTACGAACGTCCTCTATATTCTGCATAACGTATTGCAGGTACGGTATATACGCTGTGCCATAGACCCGCTTTAACCGTAGGCTAAGTTCGTCGGTAACGGTCTTGTTGGGCAGGTTAGCTGCCGTGACCTCTAGGTCAAGTACCCGTGCTGCCTCACCTTTTGGCATGGCCTTGAACGCCGCGATGATATCCATGACGCTCTTATTGCCCGTGGATAAACCTATCTGTTGCCAAGCCTCCCCCCGAAACCGTTCGACATTGGAGCCACGCGACATGCGGTTCCGCTGGTGACCCGAAGTATACATATACAACATGTCACTTAGTTCCTTGCCAGTAGCATTGGTCAATTCATCCATCGGCAGTATGATGTTTTTGTATATCTCGGCGCGGTTCATCCTTGTGTTAATCGTGTCATTCTCGGTGGTCATAATTTCATCCGGGTTCCCCCACACACTAGCCGCCGCTTGGAGGACTGCTGTCTTACCCAAGCCGCTACCCGGACTCCAAAGATGCACCATAGACGCATTCACAGCGGTGAAGGCCATAAGAGGAGAACCGAAACTGAGTCCTATGCCAAACTGGTGCAGTTCCATACCCGGTTTGTTGAAGAACTCCATTGTCGCTTGCCACTCCTCCAACGTGCCCCTTGACGTAAAGTAAGGGAGCATCGCAGCGGTGCTTCTGGAGGGAGGATTGAGGTTGATACGATCAGCCCGTATCTCTTTATCGCCAACAATAAAGCCCGTCAGGTGCTCATCTGTCCAACCAAATTGTCGCCGTGCTATATCGGCGGTAGCGTTCATTTGCAAGTGGGTCACCCAGTCTATGATGTAGTACATCAACTCATCTATTTTTGCCATAGCCACACCTTTTGGGGCCATGTGCTTACGGAATTCCTCCTTGGAAGTCACCGCTACTAAAGGCACTGTAAATTCTCGTACTCCATCTTTGGGTAGATGGAGCCTGATCAGCACCGCCTCACCCAACTCGGGATCAACTAGCCGCCGCACTACATAGATATCGTTGTGATATATGGGTATCTCGATATCGGCATCCTCCCCCCGGACACGCTTGAATACCCCGCCGTTCTTACCTCGTAGGTAGGGTGCTGGATACTTGGGGATGACGTATGTCTGGGCCGGTGCGGTTGGGGCGTCGGCTGGTTTAGCCTGTACGATATTATCTTCGTCGGATGCTTCCTGAACCTCGCGCCCTAACGTGATGGGGGATCGGATGATGCTCCTGTTAGGGCACCCCTCGCAGCCACCGGGGTTCAGCTTGCCAAATGTTTCGCACGTGTATGGCCCCTTGGTCAGAGCCGCCTTTTGCGCAGTTCGTTCAGGGCTATAGTCGGGATGCTTCTTGGATATCAGGTGTATGGCTCTGTCACGATCCACACAATAGTTTGCTATAGATAACCCGGCCCTCCACAACGGCTCCTCTATAGTTGTCTGGTTCATGGCAATATGCCCAAGCTGCTGACACCCCGTCCCCACCAAAGTCTTATCCAAGATACGCTTGAACTTGCTTATGTAGCTGCCTAGAAGTAGCCGGGTTGCCTCGTCCATTTCCCTTGGGGCATACCCCTTTACTGCCACAGGCGCGGTCCCCACAGCCTGCTTGAACGCCCCAAATGAGGTTGTAGTAACTGCCGAGTTAATGACTTCCACCGGGTTAGGGGGTTCGTCCTTGAAGTTCAAAGTGTTCGGGACACGAAGCACTCGTGCAATATCCGCTGTACATGCCGGGTCTGCGTGTAGGTTATGTTTTACACATAGGTCTTTAAGGGCTTGGGCTACAGGCAACCAAATATCAGCGGTTATGCCCTCCTCTACAGGCCAGTAAGCGTGTATCCCACGCCCGGAATTGACCAGCATTGGGCGTGGTAGCCCCGTTGTCTTGCAAAAAATTCTTAGTGCTTGGATAGCCTCGGGTTGGGTTAGATACTTCTTCCCAATACCACAATCTAGGTCTAACCAAAAAGCTTTTAGCAATTTGGCGTTTGCAACTTTTCTGGAAGTGCCCTCTACGAATGTTGCTAGGGCGTAGTAAGAATCGTATCCGTTTGCTTGCAGTTGCTTGGCTACTTCTATCGCCGCGTCTAACGTAGGAAAGAACTTCTGTACCGGTCTGTCCGATTCTTTCTTTAACCCTACGATGCAATAGAACCCTTCTTCAGCCAACACCGCACGTAGAAACGCTAGTGTATCCACTATTCACCTTTACCCGTGCGCCAGAGAAAATGAAGCCCCCGTACTATGGGGGCTTCTCCTAGATGTAGCTACGAAGGTGGGTTAGTCGTCCCACTCCTCTACTAAGTCTGCAAGTTTAGGCTCTGGCGCAGTTTTCTTGGAGGCAGCTTTTTTAGGCTCATCAATAACTACCTCGGTTTCCACGGGTTTCTTTGCTACAGCTTTTATAAGCTTTACCGTAGGTGCAGGGCTTTCGGGTTCCTCGTTGGCAAACAGAGGTAGCTGTACTGCCGTTGTGGTTGCCTTGCGCCCTACCCCTTCAGCCTGCGCAACATTAAGCTGAACTGCCTTTACCGCCTCTGGAGAATCACGCAACTCCCTGACAATGGCATACTCACTGTCTGTCAACGGTCGCACCGCTTTAAAGGTCAGCTTGGGTTGGGTTGAGCTTGTATCAAACCGTACCTCTGTAATGATCTTGGTGATGGGGGTTGAATGGCTTCCAAGGTGCTGTGCGTATTTCTGCAACGGCATTTTTTTGAGTTCTCCATCGCCGAATACAGAGGTAGCAGGACAGATAAGCTGATATACCTCACGACGATCGATCTCAGACTCGATCACTACTGCGATACGCCGCTGATACCGGCAAGCCCTACTTTCTCCCTGCCCACTACCCTTGACGTTTTGGGGGCAGGCAGCGCAAGTGCCAGACTGTGCTTCCCTAACATCGGTGTCGGGTCTTTGCCCATCTGACGACCAGCATACTGGCGCGGATGCTTGTCCCTCGACATAAACTCCGGGGTAGTACTGGCGAGAATTGTGTTCAGCAACGCGCACAACAGCCACGTTTATGTGCCGCTCCTCACTGGTACGGTATTCTTTGCTGCCCAGCATCTCACGAAACACACCACCCTTGATAGACAGACGGCGCATACCGCCTCCAACACTGCTACCGGCAAGGGATTTAGTATCCTCGTCTGCGTCACCGTGCAGGATTCCGGGCAGTGGTGCATCGAACAACATAATATTTGACATAAGTTCTCTCCGTTAAGCGTCTTGGTCTAGGTTAGATGTTGCTACGGGTATAGCTGTTGTTCCCTGCTCTACGGCAGGTGCAACATTTTGCTGCTCTGTTTGTAACAGGAACGCTGCGTCAACTTCCAACATCTTGAATCGGTACATGCCACCGACCTTTAAGAACGGAATTCGCTTGGCACGAATCCATGAGCGAACGGTGGATATTGATACTTGGTAATGCTTCGCTACTTGCTCTATGGTGCTGTAGCCCTCCATCACTTTCTCCTTATGGTTATACTGTATTCGCTACTAGCATTCAGACCGGGAGGCAGAAGCTCTGGGTTGTCAGCTAAAAAAGCTTGAGTGTTTGATTGGTGTAGGCGTTTCTCCAGAAGAAAAGGTGCGTTATGGTCGAGTACAAACTTATAGAAGTTTTCCCAATCGGCAGTTGAGTAGGTAGTTCGCACAGTCCGGTAAGCCAACCCGTAAGAGGTGCGAACGCTATCAATGCCGTTTAGTTTGAAGTGATCAAGTAACGCCATCTTGACCGTCTTCATCTTGGCTTCCAACTTCGTTACATCATCAGTCAGCGTTGCCAACTTCTCGCGCATCCTAGCGTGAATGCGCATGAGGGTTTCCGGGGTAAGAAGCGTCTCCCCTTCAGGTGGTATATCCATCGTAATTCTCCATGAGTTAGATTATTTATATTCTTATTATGGGTACAGACTACTACGTTCCAGCAACTTACGCAAGCAATCCTTTGTAAAGATCGATTAACTTTGTGTGATCCTCGTTTCTACTATCTAACAGGCTGTATATATGTTTTTCAACAGTAGACCCTTGTAACCGTATAATCGTCACCGGGTTCTTCTGTCCTGCACGATGTACCCTTGCGTTAGCTTGGGCATAGATTTCTAGGGAGGGCGTTGGCCCCCACCAGACCACCGTGTCTGCTGCTGTGAGAGTTACCCCATGTGCCGCCGCCTGCGGCTGGATGATCAGTATGCGGGGTTCTTCTGTGTCTTGGAACTGCTGAAAAATTTCGGTACGTTTCCCCGCTGCAACGTCCCCCCGTATGACCGCAACAGAGAAGTCATCTGCAGTGAGTGCATCGCGCAAGACATCAATGACATGACGATAAGGGGCGAAGATAAGTATCTTGTGCTTTGTCTCGTCGATGATCTCGCGCAGCACCTTGTAGCGATTCTTGATGTCAAACATCAACGTCTCGCCGCTGTCAGAGTACACCGCTCCGCAGGACACTTGCAATAGCTTGTTAAGTCCTACTGCTGCATTGACCGCAGTAACTTGTTCACCTGCTGCCTGTATTACAAGACGCTGCTTCAGTTGATTGTAGAACTTTTTTTGTTGGGGGGTCAATTCTACATCGCGTACAACATAGGTCATGTCTGGCAGGTCTAGGCATTCTTTCTTTGTGTGTCGAATTGCAGGTTGCAAAGCAGCAAACGCAATTTTTTCAGCGTTGGGTTTCAACACCCATTTAAACTGCGACACTTTGAACATGACCATATCTTTAAATGTCGTAAAGTACTTGGGCACCTTGTCGGGGCTAACTAATTTTGCCAACCCATAAGCTTCCACCGGGGACTGTGCGGCGGGGGTGCCTGTAAGCATCCACAGCCAAGTGCTCTTGGTTACTATGCGGTTCATGCATTTCCAGCGTTTGGTCGTTGTGGTCTTATAGGCATTCGCTTCGTCTACAACAACCAAATCAAACCCGCCAGCGACAATTTCTTTCTCCATAATCTCTACACCGTCGTAGTTGATGATGACAAACTCGGCATCCCCCTCTACGATTGCGCGGCGCTTATCTACACTACCGTAGGCTACATCTACCGATCTATGCATAGCGATCTTAAACAAATCGGCTTGCCACGCTGACTGCATGATCGACAGTGGACATACGATCAAGACCCTACGGATGTGCCCCGACTTGATCAGATAATCAGCCGCCCATATAACGCCCCCCGTTTTACCTGTGCCTTGTTCCGATAGGCAGAATGCACGGCGGTGCAGCGTCAGGAACGACGCGGTTTCTTTCTGGTGAGCAAACGGTTTATACATTCCGGGCCAGTCGTAGTGCCCCAGTATCGGAGACGGGACACCTTTGATATGCAAGTTCTTCAGCACTTGCGCTTCGTCCAACCCCCACTTCACCAGCACAGTGCCATTCTCTAATACCTTGCTTCTGGGTATAACGGCTGAAACCCGTTCAGGGTTTCGTAAGCTAAGAAGTAACGCTTTATTTTCTATGATTTGCATTGCCGCTCCATGAAAAGAAAATAGCAAACCGGGCGAAACAGGTCTCCCTGCCTCACCCGGCACCTACTCACGCAACCATGCAACTAATCAGAAAGGGGTGTTGCGCGTAGGTTGGTACGGTTATATGCTGCACTTTCGTGCCATCCCTAATCGTCCACTCGTACCTTACAGCGACTAGAGATGTGAGTACTACTAAGCTATTTCTTTTTTGTGTGCCCGTTTCTGCTGCGGTTTACGCTAGGAGATACAAGCCGCAAGTTGCTGGGTGCGTTAGTGCCACCCTTGCTGAGCATAGTCTTATGATCTATATCTTTACCGGTGCGGTCAATGCCTTTCGCGTCCATAGTGCGTCTGGCTCGTTGGCGTTCCATACGCAGCGGTAACTCGTTACGATCTTCTTGCTGCGCGTATTCTTTTTTATAAGGTCTTGGTTTATTGACGTAAGGCATCATGCTCTCCCGTTATGTGAACAACTCAATACTGCGCAATGTTTCCGGCACAGGCCACTGGGGTTAGGGTTCCATACATCAGTCGCATAGGCTGTCTCTATCCGCGTGTACTGACGTAGCCATTTTTGCCATAGCTTTGGCTGCATCGATGTGTCGTATTTATCTTTTATAAACGCATTACATGCTACAAAAAGCAATCCTGCTTTGATCTTCTTGATTGTGGGGAAGTGTTTAAACACGCCCAGCGCCATCAACTCTAGCTGTCCCGTATCCGCATACTTCGCTGACTTGCCCGTTTTATAATCAACGATCCGCGCCTCACCTGCATCATGGTTCAGTATTGCCAAATCGATGATGCCGCGAAACCATACGTCCTTGTCGCTAAATTCGCAGGGTTCCAATTTCGCAGTCAGCCCTAGTTTGTACTCGCATAGACGCTCACCTTCAAAACGCATGAGGTTATCCAACGTGCTTTTGATATAAGCAAAATGTGCGGGTACCGGTATACCGTCCTTCACATAATCTTCAGCCGCTTTGTGCATGTTGGTGCCGTAGGACATGGCTTCAGAAACCGGCTCCCTAACATCCTTCGCCACACGCAGGTGATAGTACTTGCGGGGGCACTGATCAAAAAGCTTCAGGCTACTGTAGGACTGTGCAGGGATGTTCATACTTTACCTAAAAATTTCTTCCGTTTTGCGTTCCATTCTTCAGTACTACCATTTTCGGGGAACTCTTGTAGTAGCTCTACAGCGGTACTTAACCTAGTAGCCCCCCTATATTGGTCGATGAAAGGAGGTAATTTCACACGCCGCACAATCTGAAAATACCCTGAACTAGCTACCCTGCGTTCCCCTGTACGTTCTAACATACCCATATCAATCATTTGGGCAAAGCGTGGGGAAATAGACTGTACACGTGTATGGGGGAGTGCCTGTGTAACCTGCTCCCCAATACATCCGCGTTCCCCGTATTTCGCAATTATCCCGTAGATAGCGCCGCATAACCTAGATGCGTCTAATTTTTCCGCCGCTTCATGGCTAGTATCTGGGTCACTGTTTCTAGCTAACCCCGATAGTTTTTCTTCCTCGGAATACTCTTCGTAGTTATCCATTAGCAATCTCCATAAGAATGGCCCATCCCGCTTTCGCAGTTGACGGGTAATCCGAGTGCCCACAGGGGCACCCAGCGCATGCACTCCTCGACGTATGCTCGTCCTTGTCCTGCTTCTTCTCGTGGTGCAATACATGCAACCGCATCATGCACGGTTAGTACTATACGATACTTTTTAGCCACGCGCACCATCTGTTCGCCAACAACTATACGTGCAAGCGCCTGCACGACATTTTCTACAACCTTGCCTCCGTATAGCTTGACACGACCTTGGCGTGTCTTGTAGCTGTACTGCAGCCCCTTCTCACCTCTCTCGGCGGAAAGGTCTTCATATCGCAGCAGCAATCCATTAGGCAGTTTTATTGCATACTCATCTGGCACCAACTCCAACACCCCGTCCCTGCCAAATGCCGTTATCGCACCCTGCGATAATGCCGTTAGTACAGACTGCCCTTGCCGCCACAGAGCCTCTATCGCACTATTAGTTTCGCGGTACGCAGCTATGATCCTGCGGCACTCATCCATCGAAGTGTCTACTCCCGCTGTCTTCAAGGCAACTTGAAACTTGAGTGCCCCCATCCCATAACCTGCGCCCAGAATAGTAGTCTTCCCTATGAACCGTTCTTCCTTGGTAACGTCACCCTCGGTTTTACCGTAAATTATAGCCGCCATCTTTCTATATACATCCTCGCGTTTAGCAAACGCATCTACTACATCTTGCTGCCCTGCTAACCATGCAAGCACCCGCGCTTCAATCTGTGAGGAGTCGCAGTCAATAATTACATACCCCTCCGGTGCAAGGATGGCTCGTTTCAACTTCCCCGCATCGGTAGTACGGCTAGGCAGGTTCTGCAGATTCAGCTTGTCCAGCCCACCCCAGCGGCCTGTGTGCGCCGCGTAATATTTGAGGGGAACTGGCATAGTTCCTCGTTTAGCAATCCCGATAAGCCGTTCTGTACGGGACTCCTCAAGCGTGGATTTAGTACCCAGTCGCGCAGCAACTACAGCTTGCACTCGCTCATCGGGGTGTGCAAGAAGCGCCTTGAATTCCTCATCACTCTTGGCGAACGCCCACGTTTCTTTTTCTGTAGTCAGGCTAATCTTACGTGGCGGTGACACCCCAAGGGACTGCAGCAACTCCGCAAGCTTTGGGTTGGACATGAGTACGTCACGATCTTCAAGGCCGCACGTTTTAAGTAACGCCTCTTTCCTGTCCTTGACCTCGCCCAGATGCTGCTCCAGTAACGGTAGATCAAGCTCCAGCACAGGCTCCGTAAACATCCGCACAGTCAAGTCAATCAGCTTCAACTCTGGGCGGGGGAATCCGTTATGCAACATCTTGCCAAACAACTTATATGTAAGATTAGCATCGTTGATGCAGTAGTCCCCGTACCGGCTTAGTTCCTCTTCGCTGAAATCGACTCGGTGCTTACCCAATGCGTTCAGCACCTCGGTCCCCTTCTCCCCTATTTCATACCTCTCTGCAAGTTTAGCGAGGGAACCGCCCACCTCTACGCCGTGTATAGCCCGACCCATAGATAAAGTATCTGCGAGGATACGGGGGCGCAGTCCAAAATGCCAATTCAGTATGGCACCGTCAAACATGGTGTTATGCGCAAGGGCTATAGACTCTGCCCACGGGAACTGCTGCAACCAATCCTTGAGTTGCTCATGTGTACCACTTGCCCATGCGGGTTCGTTATCATCTACCTTGACGGATACCCCAATGGTCTCAAAGCGCGGGTCACGTATGTATTCCTCAGTGGTCATCTTTGTCAGGCTGTACTCTTTATCGTAGTACGTTTCAAAGTCAATCGTTAATAGTTTCATGTGCTCTCATCCATGATCCAAGTTGATCTACATTATCTTCGTTAATAATGATGGCCTTGCCGCCAGCTTCACGGATAGCCTTTATATTTAAATCTTGCAGTGCTGTGGTTGTGTTCTTGTTAGCTTTGCACTCGACACCAAAGAACAAACCCTTCCAACAAACAAGGAAGTCAGGCGCACCGGATACTCCGTACCCTCCTGTTACCGGCATCGCATAGTATGCACCCAAAGCTTTGAGGACTTCCCGTACCTTCTTCTTTACCTTGGCCTCGGGAGTCATTCTAAATCCAATTGGTATTGGAGCTTGTCGTTTAACTGCGCCATTGAAAATATCTTCACCGCCCTAGCGCATACCACAATCTCATCTGCAAGATCGCAAGCGGTAGCCCAGTCCCTCTTGAGCAGTGCATCATGCGCCTCCCGTCGAAGCTTTGCTATCTTCTCGATGCTCTCGGCGTAGTCAATCATTTGTCCCTCGCTCCATTAACGCTGATTGCCATAAGAATTCTTTCAGCCCTGTTATTGTCACGTATG